CTCAAGTATTTCATCAAACGCTTGCGCTTTCTTATACACGTCTTCAACCTCTTTTAGTAACCCCTCTGTGTCATTACCGTTATACGCACTAGCACTAATAACGGACTGTTCGATTTTTTCGCGATTATTCATTTGTGTCATCCTCCATAAAAATTTTATTGTTTAATTCCATTCCGAATTTAACTCTTTCATCATCGTTACCGAATTTGTTTATTAAATCTTTTTCAACGCTCTTGCAATACCTATCCCATGCGCTTGCTTTCTTCTCCAGTTCTTTGTTACAATCTCGTAACTTCGCTATAACCCCAATAAGCTCATATCGTTGCTTCTTGTACTCATCACGTTGTTTTCTCATCTTCTTCAACCTAGCGTCCATTACGCTTAGTTGGAACCCTGTTTCATAGTTCATTCTACCAATCTCCCATCTTTCCAAATTAATGTCATAGTTAGGCCGTCGTTCAAGATGTAGAATGCTTTGGTAGGGAAAAACGTGTTCTCTAAACGTTCGTTGATACTAATACTTGTGTGTAACGCTGACATATAGGCTCCCTCTTGAAGCTCGTACACTTCAAACAACCTATCAAATACTGTATCTTCTGTGATTTCCTCTTCAACTTCAACTATGAAAGGAGTATCAATTGGAATAAAACTTGATATCGAACACGTATTTGTATTTCGTTGAAAACGAACGAATCCATTACTAAAAACTTTTGCAAGAAAAATTTTTCCTTTTGATAGCTCCGGATTTTCTCGCGCCCACTTAATTAATTCATCCAGTCTCATTTCTTTTTTAACTTTGATTTTCATTTTTACATCTCCTTAAAATAAAGTTAGTTGCTTCTGTTCCTCATATTCCAAACCATGTTGCTTTATATATATTTCGAGCTCTTCCGCTGTATCAAATGTCTTTTTCACGCCTTGCCAACCTGGAACAATATGCCCGTGAAAGTAATAAGCGCCATTTACTACATGGATATGTGCCACTCGTTCGTTATCCTGATACAGATATCTCTTAGATCCGAAAAATTGGTTTAAGTATTCTTTACATGCGCTATCGGTTTTAGGCATTTATGCTTCCTGCCATTTCTTAAACATTTGGTTATAAGTAGTATCAAACCAGCACGCATAACGTCCTCTTGGATGTTTCTGAGGTACATTAAACAAGTGTGGCTTCTTTCTTCTTAGCTCAGCCTCTCTCTTTCGCTTTCTTTCCAATTTGCGTTCGAGTCTAGCTTGTTCCAGTCTTTCTATTGTTTTCTTTTCTCTGTACTCGCTTAAACGCGTACCTTCTGGTGCGTCCATTGCTTCATGTAGTTCCCAACCGTCTTTTACTCTCTTAGAAACCATTCCAGCGGTTATACCGTGACTTTCTATTAATTCCATTTCAAATTTACTGAACCTATAAGGTTTATCGTTTATTGTTACAATTCTTGCTTTTCTCGCCATTTTATCCACCTCTTATATTTCTTCTATTCGTATGATTATTTTGGGCTCAATTCCATAACGCTTTGAGCTAGTTATTTCTGTAATTTGGTTATCGTCTTTCCATACATGGCCATTACAAGCATCTAATACCGTTTTAATTAAGTTGTCGATATCCGGCTTAGTCACTTTATACTGCCCAACCATTTCGCTTTTCTTTTTCTTCGACCATGATTTAAGCAATGGAAAGTAAAACTCTAATTCAATTTTTAATGCATTTTCTAGATTTAGCTTTGGCATTTGATTTTGTAAATATTTTTTATGTTCTGTATATTTTGTAGGCATATATGTGTGTGCATATCTACCTGTATTACGAAAGCGTGGACGAGGCGACCCCATCGGCGCATTAAACACTTCATTAAATTTAATTTCTATTTCCATGTAATCCCTCATATATATTCAAATAAGCTTGTTTGGTGTCCTAACTCCATTTGTTCATTATCAATAAGTGTTTTTAATTCATAATCATCTAAGTACCAACGTCGACCATTGAATTTTGTATGTTTTAATCCAACAACTAAATGCCGTCCATCTTTAAAATGTGGTGTAACTGAAAACATTTTGTTGCTGTCATGATCAAATAGATAGTATTTATCAAATGCATCCATTTTCAATCACTCCCATTTGCTATTTAGACGCTTAATAAAAGCTTCTCTGTCTTTCTCAAGGTTTTCATCTACTTCCGGCGTTTTCGTTTCTCTCGTGCTGTCTGTGAGCCATTTGGGTGTTTTTTCTTTTGATTGTTTAACGAAAGGTTTATAATTTTGTTTTTTGCTTTCAAGTTGTTGCTTTTCAAATGCACGTACTTGTTCAATAGATTTCAAGTTTGCATTAAGCCATGTATTCAAAATGCTTTTAGCATATCCCCAAGTAACTTTGTTTCTATCTTTAGCGATTTTAAGTGATGCGGTAACTATTTGATCTGAATCATTTTCAAATGAATCAAGATAATAATTTAAATCGTCTAAATTGTAAGGAGTTATGAAACCGAATCCGTTATCTTGGAAGAAGTCGAAGGCGGTTACCTTCTTCTTCTCATTATTCACATTCTTTTCATTATTATCTTTATTATCATTATTGTTTGTGTTGGTTTGATGTTGTTTTGATGTTGGGTTGATGTTTGACTGATGTTGTTTTGATGTTGGTTTGATGTCGTTTTGATGTTGGTTCCTGCCCTGCTCACTTTGATAAAAGTCATAATTGACAATGGTTATAAGGGTATATTTTGATGTTGTTTTGACTTCTAACATTCCATCACTCTCGAGTAAGTCAAGGAAGGTTTTCACTTTAAATCGTGACCAGTTAAAAAGGTCAGACAAGGTCAAAATCGATGTTAATCTTTGTCCTCTTTCTACGGTTACAATTTGGTTTCCAATAGGCACTTTTGCCTTTGAATGATTCGCTTCCATGAGTAAATATATCCATGCTTCAAACTTTGAAAATGTTCTCTTTTCTTTAAATAGCCAATGATTTTGAATTGAGCGATCAATACTTATCCAACCAGTCATATACACACCTCACTTTCAAACCGGTTAAATTAGAATGGTAAATCATTGTCATCTATTTCAATCGGAACATTTGCATTCGCAAACGGATTATCTTTTACTGGTTTGTTATTTGAATATTGCGATTGTCCACGTGTTTGTTGTACTTGTTGTTGGTATAAATCTTGTTGAGTGTCATTTGAGTTTTTCGGTTCTAAAAATTGAATACTATCAGCAATAACTTCCGTAACATATACACGTTGACCTTCCTTATTTTCATAATTCCGCGTTTGTAACCTACCATCTACGCCCGTCAACGATCCTTTAGATAGGTATTTATTAACGTTCTCTGCTTGTTTTTTAAATACGATGATATTAATAAAGTCTGCCTCGCGCTCTCCTTGTGCATTCGTAAATGTGCGGTTAACTGCTAATGTGAATGATGCTACATTTACACCACTTTGAGTGGTTCTTAATTCTGGGTCTCTAGTTAAACGACCAACTAATATTGTTCTGTTTAGCATTATTGTTTTCCTCCGGTAATTGTTTTTGCGTTGTTTCGTAATTTTTGAATAGCTTCTGCTGCTTGTTTTTCTGTTAATTTATAGTTATTTATGTCGAATTTTTGTTCTACTATATTTTGTGGAGCTTCTTTATCCGTGCCCTTTATCAATTTAGTGAAACTTATAACCTCTTTCCTTAAAATCCCTATAGTTTCGCTACTTGCCCATTGCGTTCTAGTTTGTTGTTTTGGATTATTATTTTTTCCACTTGCTTCATTTCCATCATCGTCTTGGTCACTAGTAATACCGAAAATCGCAGATAGCGAATAACGTTTAAGGTAGCTGATTAACGAGCCTGCGCCTTGTGGCGTATTCTTTTCTGCATTCATAAATACAGGATCATACTCGATATATTCACCGCTTTCATGCATAAGCATTGTAGCGACTCCCACGCGCCCGTCTACATCGTTCAAAGCCCATTGAGTATAAGACAGTCCATGAGGTGTTGCCGCCTCGTCAATGGCTTCTACAACGTTCTCAAGAGGTACGTATTTTGATTTGAAAAATGGATTATTTTTATCTTTGAGCGGTTGTTTTACTTCTTTACGAAACGCAACCATAGCTTTATTTATTTCAACAACTGTTTCCGATTTATTCATCACTTAATCACCAGACTTTCTGTTACCTTTAATTCAACGCCGGGAATATCTTTCCCAGCTTTCAAATCATCGATTAGTTGCTTAGAATTAAGTTTCGGGGCTTGTGATAGCCAATAATCCTTTGGAATAAGTTTTTCATCGATAATATTTTTACTAGCCCCGTTTTTGCGCTTGTAAATATGATTAGTAGCTGTGCGGTAACTATCTACTTCCTGTGTTTCTAACATCTCTTTTAAGTAATCTTTTAATCGATCAGTTAAATTTTGTTTTTGTTTTTTTAAATTTTGAAGTCGCTTAATCTCTTTATCTATGACATCTATGTCACCTAATGTTTCACGTCTCCAATTGACAATGTTATCTACTTTGACATTCATTTCTGCTTGGATAGAATCTAATGTATCTTTTAATAATGTTTGGTCTAATTCATCTTGATTAGACAACTCTTTAAATGCTTCTGATAGCTCATATAGATTAGCCATTAGTTAATCCCCCTCTACCATTTCATGACTAAGTTAATTAGTCTGTCCTGTTCATCTGTGTTATTTTCAATCCATTCATAAATAGATTGATTTAATATGTCTAATGCTGTGTATAGATCATTCTCATCTGTTATATTTATACTGTCGATAAATCTATCTTCTAAATCTAAGACATTCACTAGAATGCTGTAATCTTGTTTCTTAACTGCTAATTTAAAATCGAATCCGTCTACATTAATTACTTTTTGACATACATCGCCAATTTTGTAGTACATTGTTGACACTTCCTTTATTTCGTTTTATATTGAACATGAATTAATTTTGTTAATCGTTTGTCACTGTTACTTGTTGGCGCAAGTAGCAGTTTTTTTATTCTCCATAAAAGTATTCCTTATAAAATATGAATGTCGCTATACTTGCGAATCCCGCGATTGACCATGCTGTAGTGAAGTACAGCAATGGCATGAGTACAATCGCTAAGACTGTGAAGCATAATACTGCTAATAGGTAGCTTTTATAAATGTTACTCATTTTCTTTTTTCTCCTCTTTGGTTGTTTCATCGTTTATCAAACCTTGCATTTCCATTAATTTTTGAGGTATACCAGCTTTTAACTGGATTTCGTATAACATTTGTTGAATGTGTGGTGGCACTTCTACCATTCCTTTCGTGTATAATTTAGTTATCTCCTAGTGAAAGGAGGTGATAATTATGAATAATATAAATCTCACTCAACGACAGTTAGATTTAATAAAGAAAAATCAAGCTATCTTGTCTAAATTGCCTGTCGAAGCTTACGCTAAAGCCGCAAATACTATGAATAATTCGTATGTTATGAACGCTCTGGAAATTCAATCGACGGTTAATAATGTTATGAATAGCATTAGAATTAACCAATCGAAATTATCTAATTGGGCTTCCTATATGCATCAAGTAACTAAGAATCATCCAATGTTCAAATCTAATTTATTTTCTAATGAGGTTCTTAATAGTTTTATAAAATCTACGAGCATTCCTAAAAACGATATTTTGAAAATGTCTTATGCTCTTAGAAATTTGAATGTCGATGTAGCTAATAGTTCTACCTTTATTAAATCCATCAATCCTGCCCATCCAGTAGAGCAAAAACAACATGAAAGCAATAATTACAGCGGTAAAAAAATTGTCGACATAATGCATATTAATCACTCCAGTTTAGGTTTTATTAATGCTAGTTCTGTAGGTGTAAGCGGTAATGCTATTTGGGACTTTTTATTAAAGTTTATTAATAACGAACCAATAAATACTCCTTTTTATATTTCGGTACTTTTTATAGCGTATTTTTGCTATCTATTAACCAGTTTTTCAAATTCAAATGATGATTAGTTGTCGGATTTATCGATTAATCTCTTTAAGCAACTCTGCAACTGCTCGCAACAGTTCAGGGTTGTTTCTTGTTTCTAAATTACTGTTTGCATGTTTTAGTAAATTGAGTTTTAATTTACTTTTTTCTTTAGCGATTCTAAATTTTTGTAACATTTGTAGTTCATCCTTTTAAGATGTTTGTTTTTCTCCTAAAAACTTGTTAACAAAGTATTGTTGTCCTTTACCTGTTACTTTTGGCGTCTTACTAATTGATGTGTGACCGTCCGAATGTGTGATTGATGTTTCTTTAATTTCGAATAACTCACGTTCCATTGAATATTGTGTAGGCATGTTATAATCCACACCCTTGCGTTTAATAAGGAATCCGTTTTGACGTAACCACTCAAACAATCTGCGTTGCCCGATGTTTATACCGTTTTGTTTAATGATCTTTGCTAACTCTCCAACTAAAATTGATGTCTTAGTAGTAGCTACTGCATCTGCAAATACAATTTTTGGTTTATCACGTTCAATCTTTGTTTCTAATTGATTGATTGTGTTGTTAGCAATTTTTAAAGCACGTTGCATAATCATTTCTGGGCTATTCCATGCTTTTTCAACTTGGATGAAGTATTGTCTTGCACGTTTGCCAGGTTCACTACGTTGAATCATTGCGATTTCTTTTGCAGTGTCTAGTGTGAGTGCGTGGTCAATATAGTGAGTCATATTGCCTTGAGCTGTTGCTCTTTTTTGAGCGATAGCTGTGTAATCTGTATTTTCTTCAAATCCGTATTTAAGCATTCTTGGAAACCAATCTTTATATGCTGTCTTAACTTCTAATGCTTGATGAAGTTCTCGACCGCTGATTGCGATTTCTCCATTTTCTTTTTCTTGAATATTGAACATTTCTCCGATGTTCGATTTTGTTTGTAATGCTTGCATTTTATTTCTCCTTTACATTAGCGATATCAACTTGTAGTGCATCGCATATTTTTTTTACTGTGAGGAAACCGGGGTTTTTAACCTCTGTTTCGATAGATCGAATTGTCGAGTTTTGTAATTCCGTTAGCTTCGCTAGTTGATAGCGTGTTATCCCCTTTTCTTCTCTCAATTCTTTCAAGTTCAGCATCTTACCACTCCTTATTGTCCATAACGATATTTCGTTATATAATTAATCCAACCCCACTACATTGGGAGGTGATTTCCTTGCTTATGCGAGGTTTTAAATCATCCTGTGGTTTTATAGGTTAGTAAGTCTAAATTAGAACATCGTTTGTTGTATTCCACAGTCAACCAAGAGACGTTAACTAGGGTATGCGTACTAGAAGGTAGTAACTTTTAGGACGCTAGACTTTGACGGAAAACCTAAGCACCATACAGGGCTGGGGACGATACCAGCAAAAATTGTGCTGTTAGTCGTAGTAATTAGAACCGAACAAAATTTCCGTAACACATACCTTCTACGACAAGGTGTGTGTTTTTTTATTGGAAACAAAATGTTTGTAATGCTTGCATAATGTTTATGCTCCTTTCGTGTATAATGTTGTTATCAACCTAAGGAGGTGATAAGTATGGAAAAGTCAAATAAAGAATTAGCATCTGAATTAGTAATAGCTATGTTAGAACATAATGCTAAACTCACTAAGTCAGGTGTAAATGGCAATCCTATTAGTTCAAGCTCCATAATTAATGGAGAAGTTATTGTAAATAGTCTTAAATACATCAAAGATTATTTAGATCGCATGGATGATTAGAATTTATTACGATTTCTACATTTAATTTTTCAATACTTTGTGAGTGGATATTTTCTATTTGCTCCAAAGTATTTTTTAGTTCTGTTGTGTCATCCAATACGACTTGAATTTTTAAGTTCATTTTTAATTCCTCCTATTAAGATGTTTGTTTTTCTTCGACTAAAACGTATTTAAAATACGATTCATCTTTTAAAAAAATAATCTCATCAATAGAGATATCTAATGTCTTAGCAATTCTAAAAGCATCTCTAGGTTTAATCATTTCTGGGTTGTTTTCCCAAATGTTATAAGTAGACGGTGAAATGCCAAGTTTTTCTGCGAAAGATGACTGGGTGTAACCTTTTCGTTTTCGCCATTCATCTAATTTCAAACTATGTTTGATGTAGTTCATTTTTTTACCTCCTTGTTAAGTTCTGATCAAAGTATATCGTAATTAGAATACGATTGCAAGTATTTTTCGTAATTATTTTTAAAAATTACGTATTTTTATTTTGTTAAATCGTATTTTAAGGGTTGCAATTACGATTTTTCATAGTATAATAAAAGTGTAAAAACATTATATATAAGGAAGGGAAACAAAATGGCTTTCAAAAATTCCATAAAAGAAATCAGATTGAACAATAGATTGTCTAAAGTTGAGATGGCTAAAAAATTAGATGTTTCCGAAGGTACTATAAGAATGTGGGAAAGTGGAAGAACTGAACCTAGAATGGGTATGGTCGAAAAAATTTCAAGTTTGTTCAATGTTTCTAAAGGTTATCTCTTAGGAGAAATTGAAGAAATTGTTTTACCAGAATTTGATAGCGAAATCGAGGTTCCATATTTCGGTAAAGTTTCTGCTGGAAATTTCGAGGAAGTTGCAATTGATAATGAAAAATTAAAAGTTCCACCATTTGCTTTTAACGGTCGTAAACCTAGCGAATGTATAGCACTAAAAATAAACGGAGATAGCATGAATAAAATACTCGCTAACGGTTCTTATATAATTGTCCATGATTATAGAAAGTCTTGTGATCATAAACTTAACAGCAATGACATCCTTGTATTACGTCTAGGTGGTGAATATACAGTTAAGCGTGTGAGACGTACTGAAACAAAACTACATTTAGACCCAGCAAGCTATTCAGATGAATTTAAAACTAATTCTTACGATTTAGATTCTATTGATGAAATCGAAGTGATAGGCAAAGTTATTTATAACTATCGTATTTTTGATTAATAACGCCTATGTGGCGTGAGGAGGATGAGGGATGGAAGAGAACGCACCTTTAGAAACAGCAGTTAATAATTTTAAAAAGATTCAAAATAGCGAGATTTACAAATTTAAATATATGAATTCATGGTGTCTTGAATATTCAGAGTTTTTATTGGATGAAGTTAGATTGTTAAAAGAAAACAAAAGTTACACCAGATATAAAAAAAGGCACTATAATTTATGTAAAGTTAGGTGTTAATGTTGGCAGAGAGTTTTCTGGAAACCATTTTTGTATGGTACTTAATAATCACGATTCAAATAAAAATCCAATATTAACGGTAGTTCCACTTACATCTTCCAGAAGGAAATTCAATGTGCATATCGAAGAAGATTTGTTACCTTTAGTATTGGAAAAAATGGACGTAACGGGTAAGGATTTAGCTAAAAAATCATGAACAATCTTGAAAAGGTGTCAAAAGCAGAAAACCCATACGATCAAAAATTACTTGATGAAAACAAATCGCTGAATGACGACTTCAAAAAATATTCGAAGGTTCGCAAAAGATATGAGCGATTCAAGTATAAAAAGACCTATGCTAACGTTTTAAATATCACTACAATCAGCAAGGATAGAATATCGAAAATTAATAGGTATGACCCTGCCGGAGAAATATCATATTCAAAAGAAACAGTAGATAAAATTGAAAATAGTATAAAAATTAGATTTCTTAGTTAAATCGCTTGAACTACACTCTCTTTGATGGTATATTACATATATACAAAACAAGCCGCTGAAATATTTGCGGCAAGCTTCAAATTAGACAAGTCGCTGAAATATTTGCGACATGAGAGGGTGCATCTGCGCTCTCTCTTTTTTTTATACAATTTTCACGGGTAGCACGCCTACCCTTATTATTTTTTGCCAATTTTGAGGAGGGAGAAGCAAAATGCCAGTATATAAGGATGATAATACAGGTAAATGGTATTTTTCCATTAGATATAAAGATGTATACGGTAATAACAAACGAAAAATGAAGCGTGGGTTTGAACGTAAGAAAGATGCCAAACTAGCCGAAAGCGAATTTATACAAAATGTTAAATATGGATACTCGGACAATCAACCCTTTGAATATATATTTTTTAATCGTTTAAAAAATGAAAATCTTTCTGCACGCTCAATAGAAAAGCGAACTACAGAATATAATACTCACATAAAAGAAAGGTTCGGAAATATCCCTATTGGCAAAATCACTACTACGCAATGTACTGCTTTCAGGAATTATTTGTTAAACGATGCAGGTCTTTCTGTTGGCTATGCACGATCTGTGTGGGCAGGTTTTAAAGCAGTTATCAATTACGCCAAAAAGCATTACAAGCTCTTATACGACCCCACATTATCGGTAACTCCTATTCCCAGAACAAAACCACAAGCTAAATTTATCACTCGTGAAGAATTTGATGAAAAAGTAGAACAAATCACAAACGATACTTCTCGTCAGCTAACTAAACTGTTATTTTATTCTGGTCTTAGAATAGGCGAAGCTTTAGCTTTGCAGTGGAAAGATTACGATAAAATAAAAGGCGAAATTGACGTAAATAAGAAAATCAATTTAAGTAATAGAGAAATTGAATATAATCTAAAAAAAGAAAGTTCTAAAGGGATAATACCTGTACCAAAATTAATTAGAGAGATGCTTAAAAACATGTATAATGAATCTTCTAAAAGATATAAATATTTTGACGAAAACTATTTTATATTCGGGGGGGTTAGAACCTATTAG